GACCTCCGTTCAAAATTGATAATATTGAGTTATTCTATAACTCAGCTAATTCCTCAAATATAGTTCGTACCAATAATACACCTGGTGGTGTGGCTAAAGATCAAATTGTATTCATTTCGAATAGTGCATCAGCATTTTCGAATGGTTCAACAATTACAGCTGGTGGTTCTACTGGAACGCTTCGCTTCAAGGTAAATAATAAACTTTATATTGAAGATGCTACTGGTAATTTTGCTACAGGTTCGACTGCAACAAGCGGTGCTGTATCTTCTACAATTACCGGCGTATATAATATACCAGCGGGCGATTTAATTACACTACCATATTCACATGAAATTTTCATAACACAAAAATATTCATCAACAACTAGAAATGCGGCAGGATTATTTTGGAAATGGAATGGTAGAATTGATCTTGATCCACCATCAGATTATTGGGTTGATACAGTTCAGTTACCTGATGTATTAATAAACATTGATAGTTTTGATGACAATTGGGAAAAATCTGGAGCCTGGGGAACAAGTTGGGGCAATTGGCAAACAACTTGGCAGGGTGTGAGTGAAACCCGCGAATGGGTGGGTCGAGTCAAAGTTACTACAACTACGACAACTAATCAAACAAGAAGAGGTATACGTCGTACTCTAGTACCAAAAGTAACTACCACAAGCACTGGTAATAGAGTTGTCCGTACCGATATTCAACCGTTTATGCGTTCACGTGAAATTAAATTTACGGGTAGAGCGATAAAGCCGGGCGCCCGCGTATATCCATTCTTTGATGGTACTGATGTTTCAGCTTATGTAAAACCAACCAATTCTTCATTCGCAAATACTGCAGGAGAAGGCGGCGCATTAGCAGCTGTTGCTAATGGTAATGTCTATGGTATCTTTAGACTACCTTCAAATGAAAATATGCGGTTTAGAGCAGGTAGTTTGCTTTTCCGTTTAACAGATTCACCTATCAATGATAGAACTCAAGGTTCATATACAACTCAAGCTGAAGGTGTTTATACAGCACAGGGCCTAACTCAGCAAGTTCAAAATACTATTATTAGCACGCGAACCGGTGAAACTGTTACTGAAGAAGTTAGCGAAGATCGTACTGTTCAAGATGTTCAAGTCAGATTTGAAGATCCAATAGCACAATCCTTCACTATGGATACCAATGCTATTGGTAAGATATCTGGATCGGGTGCATATGTAACTAAAGTTGATCTATTTTTTGCTACCAAAGATACAGTGCTAGGATGTGAAGTACATATAAGAGAAATAGATCCATTATCAAATACAATCACTCCTAGAATTGTGCCGTTCAGTCGTGTTTTCTTGATGCCTGCTGATGTAAATACAAGTTCAAATGGTTCTGCACCAACACCTGTATATTTTGATTCACCTGTATATCTGCAAAATGATCGTGATTATGCAATTATCATTAAGCCTGTTGGTAATAATCCAAATTATAATATGCATGTTGCACGGCTTGGTGAAGTTGATACACTTACGGGAGATCGTATTACATCACAGCCTGCTGCAGGTATGTTATTTGCCTCATCAAATGATAAGGTGTATAGCGCAATTCAAGAAGAAGATTTAAAGTTTACGTTATATGTCGCAAACTTTGATAAATCTGTCACAGGTTCTATAGTATTTAAAAATGAATTGCGCGATTATATGCAAATAACAAATGCTTCGGCAGCATTTATTCGCACGGGCGAAGAAGTTCACGGTGAGACAATTCTTGTTGGAACCTTTGCTAATACCAAATCAGTCAATACTGGTGTCACTTATGTTCAAGGTATGACTTCAGGAGCGACTGGTACGATATCACGGTTTAGCTCTACACAGATGCGTATTCGCGATGTATCTTTGAATACAAAATTCCGCGGCGGCGAAATTATCCGTATTCGTAATACAAATGCAACAACTGGTGTGATAGTAGGTAACTCAACAGGCGGCATTACATCTGCTACTACTCCGACTGGTCGAGTTGCTTTCTATGATGCCGTCTCCTATGCAAATACATATCTGCACCTAGCAAATGTATCATTTACAAATAGTGGCGCGGCCTCCGGATCAGGTAGAGTATTTTTTGCCAATAACTGGATTCGCGGTCAAGTCAACGGATATACAGCTCGTATAATTAAGCTTGATCGTCTGCAAGCTGATGTACTTAATTTTGCTACAGATTTCTTGAATCCAAGTAATACTGTTATATCATTCTCAGGTAAATTTGCTACAAGCAATACAGCTAGAGATACTTCTTATATTGATTTAATTCCAAATGATGATGCAGAATTTACTGCTCCGCGCTATATTCTAAGTCGTAGCATGGAATCTAACACATCTATCTCTGGTTCAGGTATGGCAGCAAGTCGCTCAGGCGAAGTTAAAGCTACACTAACCAGCACAAGTCGTTATGGTTCTCCGGCTATGGATGTGAAACGCATTTCTGCTATAACCATACAAAACCTCATCAATAATGATACGACAGGTGAAGCTAATACAGTTAGCGGCGGGAATGCTCTCGCGAGATATATCACTCGTAAGATAACTCTGGCCGATGGCCAAGATGCTGAAGATATTAAAGTATATGTTACAGCATATCGTCCACCAGGTTCTGAAGTTAGTGTGTATTATAAAATTCTACATCGTGAAGATGGAAATGATTTTGATGATGCTCGTTGGATTCCAATGTCATTTACGTCAGATACCGGCTTTACATCTTCTGCTGCATATTCTAGCACCGAAGATATTGAAGATTTCAAAGAATATGTTTATGATGTTCCGACATATAGCAATAATTATCTTTCAGGTGCAAATACTACGAATAGCAATATCATAGAATATCGCAATAATGCACGTTCTAGATTTGTTGGCTATAAGTATCTGTCAATTAAGATTGTGCTTACTAAAAATACGACAACAAATCCACCGCGTCTGAAAAATGTCAGAGTGATCGCCTTACAGAGATGAACAAGCCCCCGTTTCAGAAAATAGAGAATGAACCTGGATTAGTCAAAGAAACATCATCCAAGGCCATACTCTTTACAGATAATTCTGCGCTTGAAGCTTATCGAGCTAGAAGAAAAAAATCTGCTGAAACAGAGGCCAAGCTTGATGAGATAAATACATTAAAGCAGGATGTCGCTGAGATCAAGGACCTGCTGCGCCAGCTTATCGGGTCCAAGGGGTAGTGATTTATGGCTAAGATAGCAAACGTAGCTTTAACAAACACGTTTGACACCTGGAGGATTCGATCCAATCAGGCATTCAATCGTCTTAGTCAATTTGCGATTGACGAATCAAAGCTATATGCAAATACACTTACTGCTAACGTGCGGTTTGTATCTCTTGGTGCCACTAAGCTTGGTTCCAGTGCAACCACCAGAGTTATAGCTAATGGTTTGTTATCAACTAATGGTAATTTTACTGTATCTGGCAATTCGGTCATAGGTGCAGCCACTAAGCGCACGGTCATAAACGGTACAATATCAGCTAACGGTAATTTAACAATCACAGGTAATACAGTTATTGGTGATGCGGCCACAGATAGATTGACAGTAAATAGTAATACTGTCACAATGGGCTCTGCTGTATTGAATATTGATACTGGACTTTTATTCTTACAAAAAAATTCAAATAGAGTAGGTATTAATACATTACTACCAAATACGGCTTTTCATGTGAATGGTGTAGTCTTAGCAAATAGTGGTTATAAGTATCCAGATGGGGCTTTAACTACGGCGCCGCTATATGTTTATGATTCATCTGGCACTCAGCTGTATCCGTAAGGTAATACAATGGCAAATCCATTAAAAGTCAAAAAAACAGGCGCAACATTTAACGGCCTGCAAATTATGACAAATGCAGAGATGGATTATTGTGTTGATGTTGTTCTTAAACATTTTGCCAATACAAATTCCGGTCTTGGTACCGTAAATATTGATGGTGCTACTGGTACATCAATTGGTACATTTGTTGATACCTCTAGATCAGGCGCTGTCGGTGACCATCCAGTTGCGGATTCACCTACAACAGTTACAACATATACATTCAAGCAAGATGTTACAACTGCCGCTACAGAAGTTATAACCAGACCTATTGAGCATTCATCTAGTGGTATTAGACAACAAAATGACACTCAGCTAAATGCATCAATTATATCAAGAGCTATAGCTAATTGTGCATCATCCGGTATAGGTTCATATGCTCTACAACCAACCGCACCAACTGGCACATGGACATCTATTGGTACAATAACAAACAGTACAATTGGTGCTACCAATACAACAACTTTGTGGAGAAAAACTGGTGGTACTGCTCCAACAACAGTAAGACCATTAAAATATCAAACCAGCCCGTCAAAATCTTTTAAGGAAATGACGGATGTTGAAATTCAAGGCCTTACTAATAGATTTCGTAATCAAATTATATCCACAGGTATTTGTACATACAAATTACAAACATCAGCACCAACTCCAGGAACTTGGACTACTCGAGGATCAGCTTTTGATGATACTAGAAATACATTAGCATCTCAAAATTATACAGGAAATTACACCGGTTCATATTCAGGAACATATACCGGTACATATGCGGGTACTTATTCAGGTGCATATGCAGGTGCATATACTCGATTTAGATCACAAAATTTCCAAGCATTCTTTGCAGGTTTTGGTGGTGGCGTATTTACTGGATTTTTTACAGGATTCTATACTGGATTTTACACAGGATTTTACACAGGAAATTATACAGGAAATTACACCGGTTCATATTCAGGAACATATACCGGTACATATGCAGGTGACACAATTCAGGCAGCTACAGCCACTATATCAACAGTAAGTCTTTGGGTGAGGACAGCATAATATGTCAGATAGACAAATTTTAGAGCCATATTGGGCCTCTAATTTGAAAAATCAAATTGTTTGTAAATTTCGGTATGTTGATGGTCAAGAAGTCATCGCTTCGGTATCTCAGACAACCGAGGGAAATCCTGATTGGGATGAAATTTTTCAAAAATTTACCGTCGAAGAAATTGATGCAAATACAGCCGCCGGCGCAAAACTTCATGAAGAAAATCGTCTGAAGCGTCAAATGGAGCAGCAAAGACAAGCTGATAATTTTAGACGTGAAGCACTTTTTATGGCCAAAAGTGATGCATTTGAAGTTGATTTGGTAAGAACTTCAACAAATACCGAGTTAAAGTCTAAACTTAGAAAAGCATCATCTATTATGGAAGTAAGCATACTTGCTTCTATGATTGCGCTTGATAATTATAACATGCAAAAGGTGATCGCAAATGGCGAGACGTCGACAGCAAATACAGGTTGAACCTAGCAAAGGTTATTTGCTAGTAGCATCATATTCTAAAGCATATTATGATGCCGCAATTAGATGCGCCATATCGATACGTGATCACCATCATGATGCTAGAATAGTTTTATTCACACATGCAGATTTTATCAAAGACTCTGATAGATATTTGTTTGAAGAAGTGATCACTGGCATACCGTATCATATGCGTGCCAAATTATGGGCACTAGAAAAAACTCCTTTTGATATTACATTATATCTTGATTGTGATACTGAAATTTGGCATGATGATATATCTGAGATATTTGATCTTATAGGTGACAGTGATATAGCTATCACAAATATAAGAGAATATGCTGGTAAAGGTACAAATGTTAGTGATAATGAAAAAATGTCTTATCACTGTGGAGTTTTTCTTTACAAAAAGAAAAGCACCTCTAAATTTATGAAAAAATGGTGGTTAGATTATTTAAAACAAACATCTTCAGGTCCATGGCCATATCCAAATTACAATTCAAAAATGAAGCCGTGGGATCAGTTTACCTTTTGGAGATTATTAAAAGAAGAATTTCAAGATATTAAAATCTCCATCTTACCAGATGATGCTAGATGGAATTTTATACATTTGTATCTAGATAGTGAAACTGATAAACCAATTGTAATTTGGCATTATACAATACCCAGAGGGATCGTGGATGCAAACTCTATCAAAAATACACCCTACTCTGCTGAAAATATTAGATGATTTTTCTACTTGGTTTTTTCAACAAGACCTAAGTCAGTTAAAAATGCATCGACGAGATGATTTTAAGAAAAATCTTTCTCATATAGATTGCACTAGTAGACCTTATCTTGAGGAAGCTTTACCAACACCAGAACGATTTGGATTTCCTAGAGATTGTTATGGTATAGATATGATTATGCGTAATTCAAAAGAATATTTTCCAACTCATTTTGATCCAGTGCTTAGAAAGCTAGATGATGATTTAATTACTTTTCTTGGTGCTAGAAATAATGCATTAAAGATGTATTATCCACCTCAAGGTTTTATTGGATGGCACAATAATGGTAACGCTCATGGATACAATATAGTTATTACATATAGTAAAACTGGTGAGGGCTCATTTTATTCTTATGATTTAAAAACCAAAGAAATAATTGAATATAAAGATAAGCCAGGATGGAATGTTAAAGTTGGTTATTTTGGTAAGTTTTCTGAACCAGAAACAGTATATTGGCATTCGGCCAGGACAGAATGCGATAGGCTAACTTTAAGTTATATCATCTATGATAAAAATATTTGGGATAATATAATTGACGAAATTGAATCATGATTAGATCATAAGCTTTATAAATTCATCATCTGACATTTTTAAGCTAAAAACAGAATCTATTAATGATGTACTATTGAATATCCATTTTGTATCTAATAGATCATAACCTTCAGGATATTCAAAAGTTATAAATTCATCATTACCAAAATATTGTATCATATATTCTTCATAATTTGTCATAAATTTTTCATATAAATCATGATGATTTCCACCAGTCCACATCATTATAGAAGAATTTAATATTGTAAAATGCATTCCTAAAGACTTTCTTCGTAAATGATTATTCACTAAACTTTTATGCGTGATTTTAGATGGATTTTGTCCTACGATTAACTTATCATTAAATTTTAACATTTTATCTATAGGCTTTAAAAGTTTTGAGTCTAGATCAAAAAATATACATTCTGTTTTAGGTTTGCATATACCAGGCTTAAATAATAATAGTTTATACCACCAACCTTCAAGATTATATGGCCTAACGTCAATTGGAATAATATTAGTATCGATAAATTGCTCAGGTTGATCTGTTAGGCAATAATGTATAAATGGAACATTTAAAAATGTCTTGCATGATTCATTTAGTTTCAATACAAAATTTATATTGTATTTTGGTTTTACCAATATAGAATATAGGTGATACATGACAACCTCTGTAAAATTCATATGTTATAAATGGGGAAAGAAATACCCAAGTATATATGTCAATCGTTTATATTCAATGGTCAAGAAACATTATGATAGAGATTTTGAATTTTATTGTATAACCGATAATCCTTCTGGTATACGTTCTGAAGTATTAACTTGTGATCTAGATCATCTTAGTGAATTTCGCGGTACTTCAGAAAATATGTTTACAATAGAAAAATTAAGCTCATTCAAAGAAGGTTTTTTAGATTGTAATGGTCCATATGTTCTTTTAGATTTGGACATATTGTTACACGGTAATATAACAAAATATCTTGACGGTTGTTTCACCGAATTTAGACTAATATACAATTATTGGGCTCCTGAAGATGCGGTGATAACACATTACGGCCATAATTATTGCGTAATAAACTCATCATTTATTACATGGAAAGATAATCAAGCAAATCATATCTTTAAATTTTATAAAGATAATATGAGTAAAATTTCTAAGGTATATTGGAGTCTTGATCACTCAATGTTTTATCTACAAGAAGGTAGATATTCATGTCATCCAAAAGGTATAGTCTATACCTATAATGCAGGCGCTTCATGGCCAGATGATAAAGATGTTGGTAAATATCGTGATGATTATAAGATATGTCTTTTTAATAATTCTCATGGGGTTGGTTTTGACATAAACGAAGTTAAAGGTTGGGCAAAAACCATGTGGGAAAGTTATGACAGAATTTGAACAGTTTTGGTTAAAAATAGATGATAGGGCTAGAATTTTATCATTATCAAATTCTAAAGCTGTATCTAAAGTCATAGACAATAGCATATCATTTACATATTCTTTACCGCAATATGAATCAACAAAAATAATATGTAAAAATATAAATGAAGGATCCAAAGTTCTTGTATTAGCATCATGGACTTCATTAACTTTATTAGAAATGTTATACCAAGATGGTAAAACTAAAGAAGTTACTTTGTTAGATCATGATAGATCAGTAATATCTGTAGGTGATCAGATACAATCATTTTATCCTAATATGAATATTAAATATATCAGAAAAAATGTAGTATTTGATGATATTAGCGAATATCTTATAGATCCAGATGTAATAGTAATACCTTCAATAAACATGCTATTGCCATTTGATGAATTACTTCCGAATTTAAGAAAAACCACTTTGGTTTCTATTACAGGAACAAGCAATATGAAGATGCGATATGGCAATCCTATTTACAATGTAGATGATTTAAAATCTCAGATAACTTGTAATGAAATTTTATTTGCTAAACAATATAATAGCAGTTGGGGCGTTAATAACGTACCTAACATGTTCAAATTCATAACCTCTGTTATAGTGGCAAGAATCTAAATAGGCCGTGACCTAGCTATAATATGCATAACAATATAGCTGGAGGATGCCTATCATGGCTGAAGATAAAGATAAAGTTGAAGTTCAACAAGAAAAACCATCATTATCTGAAATATCTTTAAAAGAAGCTAATAGTTTTTTTGTAACTAAAATATCGGTAATGTCACTTGCAACCATTATGGTTTCTGTGGTATTTGTTCTTTTAATTAGTATTTTTCATCCTGATGTAAGCAATGATAAAATCTTTGAAGTTATAGGACCAGCATTCCAAACCGTAGTCGGATGTTTTGTTGGAATGGTATCTGCGAATTTCATAAGGAAATAATAGCATGGACCAGCTTCTCAATATAGTCAAGACGGTTGCGCCCACTATCGCAACTGCGATGGGTGGACCTCTTGCAGGTATGGCAGTCCGCACCTTATCCGAGACATTGCTTGGTAAGCCTGATGGTACTCAAGAGGAGTTGGCCGCGGCAGCAGCGGCTGCAACACCAGATCAATTACTTGCGCTAAAAAATGCTGAAAATAATTTTAAGCTTGAAATGAAAAAGCTTGATGTCGATTTAGAGCGTATTAGCGCGGGTGATCGTGATAGCGCACGTCAGATGGCGATGCAAAATCCAAGAGACTGGACTCCACGGGCTTTGGCTGGTGTTATTACAGTTGGTTTTTTTGGTGTATTGATGTACATGCTTATATTTGGTTTACCTGCGGCGGGCGGTGGTGAAGCTATGCTTGTAATGCTTGGTACCCTAGGCACAGCATGGGGTGCTGTCGTATCATTCTATTTTGGCTCATCGGCTGGCTCAAGAGCAAAAGATGAAGCTGCTGCTGGGAAGAAGTAAGCCATAAATAGTATGGCTTAATTCGGAGGTAGGTATGGCTGTACCAACTACTCGCAAGCTGTTCAAAGATTATTGTCTTAGACGGCTAGGTTATCCTGTCATTGATATCAACGTTGATGATGGTCAAG